CTATGAAAAAGTCAACACTTTTCTTGAAAAAAGATCAAAAAAAACCCCTTACTTATAGGTAAGGGGATCGGGTTAAGCGCCGATAATTTTTTGAGGTTGAGGAATTACTAGACCCGAACCGAACAACCTATTATACTCTGCAGAGAGACTCTCGTCTGGTTCTCCGTAGGAAGCAACTGCAGACTTGGCGATAGTCACTTTCTTGTCTTCAATATAAGGCATGTACGGTGCCATACCCAAACCTGCTTTGCCATTACCTTGATCGTGAATAACAATAGTAGCTGGACTTTCGGTCGCAATCACATCACCTTCTTCACTTGTAACTTTGGTGATAATCTCTTCACCGTTAATTAGTTTAAATACTTTAATAGTCATATTAACTCCATCTTTGCTTTCTTTTTCATCCAACGATTTCTTCCACGTTACTTAGCGAGTTTTCTTTTCTCGCTAGGTTTCATATAATACTCACGTTCCCGTAATTCTTGAATCACACCAGAGTTTGGTATAGAGGCGGGGTTTTGAAGAGACCCCAAACTCTCAAGTCCCCAAGGTAGCAGGGGATTAATCTTATTTAACCATTACTAACAAAGTCGTTCAGTGAGGAGGCGTATCTTTTATACCCAAGATTGCCCTCATACGAGACTCTAATTCTTCAACCATTTCTTGTAACTCAATATAGTTTTTAGCCCAGCGTACTGGGTCTGCCTCCATTGAATTAGCTATTTCATTTACATCTTGATCTATCATAATACCTCCATAATACTCCAAGCTAGAGTATTATATTATACATTAAACCTCCTCACAAGTAAACACCAATAAAATATTGTGCGTTGCAAACTTAAAAATGGACTCGAAACGATATGCTCCGAGTCCATTCTAGAGGTTTCACTTAGATTGCTTTATAAGAGTTATGACCTTCAGGCATTGTATAACCTGCTTGCTCATTAATTCTAGCAGCGATTTGTAATTCACCTTCAGTAGCAAAGTCTCTATCCCAAGTAGCTAACTTCTTCTTCATCATAGCATGATATAGTGGTGGGAACAGTGCTACTACGAACTCTGTAAAGTAACCACACCGTGCATTAGGAGAACCTACTTCGTCTAATTCCCAGAAGTGTGTTTCACCACGATCATGATGGTCACCTTGTCTACCTATCTCTATAAAGAACCAAGCAGAGAATAAGTTAGCGTTATCCCAAGAGTGACGGTAGTCAATAGGTTGACCTTTCTCACGGATAAGACCGTAATGCTCCATGTAGTTCAATGCTTCTAACTCAAAGTTAGAGATTGTCCATACTAAGAACATAGCAGCGATACCAACAGCACCACCAGCCCATGCGAATAATAACATAGTAGGTAGGCTCATAAGATAACCTTTAATCCAACGATTATCTAAACTTAGAAAAGACTTACCTAATTTAGCTAACCGTGTACGTTCCATGCCGTACAAGAATTTAGATTGACCGAAATGAGACAACCAGAAGTGACGGTAGATAGAACGACCACGTGGTGAAGTAGCAGGATCATCTTCGTGTGCTAACTCTAAGTGATGGTTATACACATGAGCGTATGTAAAGTGAGCAGAGCCACTTAAGCCCATCATTAGACGAGAGATAACGAAACTGAAACCTTTGGTATGAGATAACTCATGACCATAGATGATACCGATACCAGCAAATATACCTGTTGAAATTGCAGCACCAACAAGTTCTACACCTGTGATACCCATCTGTACAGGTAGACCTAGCATTGTGGTCATTTCTAAAGGTACAGCATCAACGTACTGCATTACACGCCATGCTAACGCTACTTGCAATAAAGCAAATACAGGAAGCATCACGTACATTACAGCGTTTTGAAGTGCTGGCATACCCATTGTATCACCGCTCTCATCAAAGCCTGCACCTGGTGGGTTCATATTGATTGTCGCAGTATCAAGAATAATACCGACACCAAACAATGCAACACCAACCCAAACAAACATACCACCCATAACGATACTTAACAATGTCACCAATATTAAAATTGGTGCCATCCAATATCTCATATTAACTAAAAGTTTTTTCATGGTAATAATACCCCTTAAATAACACCCGTTAATTTACAAGTCAATTCTAAGCAGTGTCTTTTCCGTTCAATTTTTAAGACTATGCTTAATATTTTATGTCCATTAAGCGAGTTTTTTAATTGTCTCTGCCCTAATTGAGTAGAGACAGGATTTTGACTGGATCCCGAACCAGTAACAGCCACCAATCCATTAGGGCTGAAACTTTAAATCTAAATGTGACTAACCGATGGTCCACGCGGATGTGTTAAGGCATCACCCTCAGTTATTCTACGCATCAACATCCATCAACTGGTTCTTCGACTTCAGCCATGGCAGTGACCTGTGGGTCACCTTGCTCTTTGATCTTGTTAATCAAAGAAACCACTTCTTCAAAAGGATGTTTACCTAATACACGTAGTACTGTATTTGCTTCTTCTACTGTCAATTCAATTTTAATGTCAGCCATGTTCACTCCATTCTTTAGTTAGTTTTAGTTTTTTGCCAATGTTATATTTATGGATCAATTCCCAATCTGGTTTCTCTTTGTAAGAGACAACCTTAATTTGCGACAGTGCTGCTTTCTGTTCTGCTTGGGCTGGTACTATAATCTTCAATAGTTCCCAGTCAGCAAGCAAACTTGCGATTGCATTACGACGCTCGATATCACCTGAGGTAATATTCGATTCTTTACCATCCAAAGCAAATAGTTCTTTGAAATGTACAATAAAATACCTTCCCTGCTTATGTAAAATATGGCAGGATTGGAATAGTTTTCGTTCTTTGCGCGATGCAATTCCGATGCGAGTAAGAGTTTCACGAACCTTCAAGAAATTGTCTGGTTCAGGAAGTGTCACTTCAAGCATGGACTCTGGCGTCCAATCATAATAGATCATCTCAACGCTCATTTTATCTACCACCTTTGTTTATTTTATCTTTTATCATTTTCAATTGGTCTTTACTAAGAACATTGAGTGCTTCTTTAGCACGTTCATCGGAATAACCAAAATATTCTTTCACGAATTCTAAGTTTT